TTCCGCCGATCTTAATCACGCCGGAGGATTTGGGGATGCGGTTGGCGAGAGCGACCACGGTCGGCGCGCCCGCAATGGTCGCGGTGTAAGGGTCCGTCACCTGGCGGCCGACCAGGCTCATATCGACAGCGGCATAGCCCTTGTCGGCGGCGATAGGAAAACTCGCATCTTTGACGATTGCGCCAATCATGGCTTCGAACTGCGTCGCGGCCAGCTGCTTTTCGATCGTGCGACAGGGCAGGGACACAGCGCCCGAGCTGAACACAAACGAGTTCGTGCCCGTCGGCGCCGGGCCTGCAACGGCCGTCACGACAGGCGCGCCCAACAGACCTTTCAGCCAATAGCCGATCTGCATAAGATCGAGCGGGACCGACATGGAGCCGTCGGCGTCTTCAACGCCAGGCGCAGCCGGGCGGGCGTCGGTCACATTGGCGTAGCCGGCTTGCCCCAGGACGTCATCGTCATCGAGTGGCTTCTTTTTGGTGAAGGTCGAGGAATAGGCGTTCAGCTCAAAAAACGAAGCGGTCGCTTCCGTGGTGAAGTTCGTCTGATCGGCCAGACGATGGGCGGTTGTACGGCCGCGCGCGAGATTGGTTGTCCCCGACATACATGTCTCCAGAGGTTAGGTGAAAGCGGCGAAACCGCGAAAACCGATCAGCCGGCGGCTGAGGCGGCGACGTAGGTGATGTCGATATCGATCAGGGCGACCGAGACGTTGGGCGCATCGAACAAGGGCGAGTCGTCGTCCTCTGTGGTGTCGCCCAGCTCCGCCCAGACCTGGGGGTCGCCTGACCCGATGGTCCGGTCAGCCGCCAAGGCGGCTTCGATCGCCGGCACGGCCAGGTCCCTGCGCGCGGCGCGCGCATCCTCGTCGGGACCCGTTACGGCATAGGCGAGCGTGCATTTGCGCACGCCCTCCCATTGGTTTTCCGGGCCGCTGTTGATCGTGACTTCGAACTTGCCCGACAAGAGGTTGGCGCTATCGCGCAGGTCGCAATCCAGGTCGCGCCAGCCTTCGTTTCCGGCCCTGTCGACGCGGATATCGCACGGAAAAACGTCAGGGATGTTGACAATGACAGTCCGCAGAAATTCCACGATTTGGGCGCGGCGCAAGGTCATGAGCGGCTTCCCATTTCTGACAGCCGCACGGAGATCCCGGCGGTAAATTGCGCTTCGAAATTGGTGTCGAACTGGGCCAGGAGCTGACGGCCCCGAATGCGCTGTTTTAGGGTCGCAGTCTTGGTCAGTATGAACAGAACCGTATCCTGGCTTTTGCCGTCCCGACGCGCGCGATCATTCAAGCTCTTGCCGGGCGCCACCAGGACACCCGCGCCCAAAGCCTTGTCGATTTTGGGGATGAGTTTGCTATAGCCCAGGGAGGTAGCAACGCGTTCGACGGTTCCTGCTTCATCGACGAATCGCCCGCTGTCGTCGCGCCCTCGGTTCTGAGCTTTATTCAGCTCACGAATAATGGCCTTGGCTGGGCCAACCGGAACCGCAAGGTATTGACGGTTTTGAACCGTGATGGTCACGCCCAGCTCGAACGCGTCGATAATGACATTGGCTTTGTTAAAGATATAGGCGGCCGGCTCGACCGAAAAGCCGCCGCTAGGATAGACGCGACCTTGCCAGGTCTTTGAGAGCTTCAACCCGTTATAGAACCCGCCTGCCGCGACATCAGCACGCAAGATGGCGAGGTTGGTCTTCATCACGTCTTGCATGGCGCCGGTGTGCGCGTAGGCGATGCGCTTTTCGGCGTCGTCCGCATCGCCCTGCAGGCGCTTTAGCGTCGCTGCGCGGACGTCTCCCGCCGTGCCGTTGAGGCGAAAAGAGGCCTTAATCCCAGCCATGGCCTAGCCGCAGACCAGGGTCCATTCCGTCTGGTGCGTATCGTTGCGCGCCGGCGGATCGATGATGGAAAGGCGGCGTCCGATGGGCGCGCCCGTGGCGTCTACCAGCTGCACGATGTCGCCCCTTTTGGGATGAACGCCCGGTGCATTGGCCTCGACCTCGCTGACGCGAACCCGAAAGACATTGCGCTCCAAGGTCTGGCGCCCCAATCCGCCGATCTGCCCCGCCTGGTCAGCCTGGTCCGGCAGGATGGTGAGCGGAACGCTTAAGGCTATGTCCGACGTCCAGAGCGCAGGAACGCCGTATTCGCCATAAACAATGGCCTGCATGAGGGCGATGTTGGATTGAGCCGACATGCAGGCCACTCCGCGCGCGGGAGATCAGCTCATCGTCAGTTTGACGAGCAGGTTCGGGCGCCGCCACAGCGGCAGGGGGTTCATTTGAGCTTTGAACTCAATGCCCGCGCCGTGCTTCATCACTTCGGTCGTAATGTGGATAAGATCGTCTTCAGGAGCCGGCTCGCCGTCCAGCACGCGGATATCCAAGGGGGGGGCGGCATAGGTGATATGGCTATCAACCGTGCCCGTCGGGAAGGCGTAGCCGGTATTGGCTTCGACGATGCGCGCGCTCGTGCCGCCCCACATGGGGACGTTCCAGCGGTATTCTTCAAAGATAATATCGCCGAATTCGAAATTGCGCGGACGATATTGGCCAGACACTTCCCGGTTCGGATTGGCCATCTTCGCGGCGTTATCCCAGTTCAGCCAGAACTTGTTGACATTGGGATGGTTGATCAGCGCGTTGAAGAACAGCGTGTCCACGTAAACCTTGGCCCCGGTCATGACCTCGTCAGACAGGTTGTCTTCAAAATAGCCAATCACAGTGGCGCAAGCCCCCAGGACATCGAAGGTCGCGCTGGAAAACTGGAAGTTGACGGTGTTTTGCGCGATCCCAAAAGCCGTGAACAGGTTGTAAAGCAGGGTTCCGGCGCCATCGACGATGTTGCCTTTGAGTGCAGACATCCGCATGAGCTCAAGCGTGATGTCGTGCTTTACGCGCATCCGCGACAGGCGCTTATTCATGATGTTGGCCATGGTCGCAGGCGATTTCTTGCGGGCGAAGATGGCCAGCATGGAGCGGATTTCCGCCGCCATCATGCTGTCTTCATGTGAGATGTTTGGGATTTTGAAGATCCGCGCGTTTTGCGTTTCGCGGCGGCCGACCGAAGACGGCTTGCCGTCCGGCGTCGCGGGCAGGGCGGAAATCACGCCGTTTTCGATGTCGATTTCGACGAAGGGCGACGCCATGCCTTCGACGGGAAACAAGCCGGCCTGGGCCAGACGGCTGGACAGGGGCGGCAGGACATTGATCGCATTCGTCAGCTCAATGGCTGTGAATGGAAAATTGATCGTATCCGTCTGAGTGATGAGCGAGGTCATGGTTGCGAGCACCTATGCTTAAGGGATTGGCCCGGCGATCATCGCTCAGGCGGATGGGGCAGGGTTGGGGTTAGCCAGTGACGCGGCTGACGAGCCCTAGCGCGGTCAGCTGGGCCAGGGCGGCGGCTTGCTGGGGCGCCGTAATGCCAACGGGCCAGACCAGCATGTCTTGGCGCAGGACGACGGGGCCGCGCGCCCAGTAAACGACATTGCCCGAGCTATCGCTGGGCGCCACGGCGACAGCGGCGGCGTTTTGCGTGCCGTCTGTGGCGCCTGGCGTAAGGGGCGAGACGCCGGAGGCGTTGAACCCCAGAACCGCGAACTGAGTGGCGGCTTGCCCAGCGTTCATGACGCCAGAATCGCGGGTGTAGATTTGATCAAGTTCAAGAACGACAATGGCGTCCGGATATACGGGCGCAATGATTTCAACGACGTCCATGGACGGCTCCTATCTGTGGTGGGTTGGTGTCAGGAGGCGCGCAAAAAGAACGGGCGCGCCGGCCGTAATGACGTCGCCTGGCCTTATGGCCAGCCGGTCGATTTACTTATTACCGTCGCGTTTGGCCTTTGCGTCGGCCATCAAGGCGGCGCCGAGAGCGCTTTTGCCTTCCATGGGCGATACGGCGTCTGCGCCCAGGCGCTGGGCGCCGCGCATACGCCGATCAATGGCGGCTTCGGTCCCCGACTGGGCCGGAACAGCGGCCATCGTCTTGAATTGTTCAAGCGTCAGGCCGGCCTTGATGGCCGCCAAGGCCGCTTGAGGATTGGCGCTGGCTTCGGGCGAGGCGGCGATGGCCTGGGCGCGATCTGCAGCGGCTTGAGGCGTCGCGGCCGGCGTCGTCGCCGTGCGCTCGCCCTGATCGATTTCGACTTGGCCTTCGCCGTCGCAATCCGGGCACTCTTCGCCGTCCATAGACCCGGTTCCGTTGCAGCTTTCGCAGACTGTCATGCCCTCATCGGGGTCTGTGACGGGATTTTCCGGCGTTGCGGCGGTCGGGATCGGCGCGGCGGCCGATGCGGTTGGGGCTGGATGGCGATGGGCGGCGGTTTTTGGCTTCAAAATGGACATATCTGGCTCCTGAGAGGTTTGAGGGGCGGAACGCGGCGAAGACGCGGCGATTTTGGCGAGGCGAGGCGCAGCGGCGGCGGGCGTGTCGCTTGAAAAGCGGCTGAGAAGCGTCGCAAAGGCCTGTTCTTCGCTGCAGATCGCGTCCACGAAGCCCAGTTTGAGGCCCGACATGGCTGCATCATCATGGTCGGCCAGAAAAACCCGCGCTTGCGTCGCCAAAAGGTCGGTCGCGGTAAAAGCAGGGCGACCCGCCACCACATCGGCGATAAAATCGCGCCCGCATTGGGCGACTTCGGCCATAAAATCGGCGCGGGCTGAGGGTGAGAGGGCTTTCCAGCTGGCGCCATCGGTCTTGTGACCGTCGGCGGGGAATTCGATGGAGGTGACGACGAGGCCGGCTTTATTGAGCGCCTCTTCCTGGCTGACATGCAGCATCACGGCCCCGATAGAGCCCACCAGGCCGACCTTTGGCGCGGTTATCCAATCGCCCTGCGCCGTAAAATAATAACCGGCCGAACACGACATATCGCAGTGGAAATGGATGGGTTTACCGCCCGCCGATTCTCGGTTTTCGCGGATGAACTGCGCCAGTTCAGACAGGCCGCCCGTGACGACGCCGCCCGGCGTGTCCATACGAATGAAAAGGCCTTTGACGCGCGCGTCATCTATGGCTTCGCGCATCCCGGCCAGGATGGTGTCATAACCGTGATACCATTCCCCGCAGTAATACTCCCCGTGCGCGTCAATCGCGGTGTTGATCTGCATCAAGGCCGCGCCTTGATACAAGGCCCAGCAGAACCCCTCGTCTTCAGGGTCGCCGAACATTTGCTGCGCCCAGAGCGGGGTGTAGGCATGCGTCGGCGGGGGCGGCGGCCCGGCGTCATAATCGTCGTCATCCCAGGCGGCGGTGCGTCCACGGCCCAGGCCAACCTTCCTAAGCACGGCTTCAAGGCGGCTTTCGGTACGCATGCCGCGCGGATCAGATTGCGCGAGATGACGCAAAAGTTCCGTCGCCGCTGTGGGCTCAATCAGGAGCGGACGGCGCGCATAGCGCGTCGCCAGGTGTGCGAGATTGGGCATTAGAGGTTCCGGCGTTGGCGCGACGCTTAAGCGTCAGCGCGGTCCAAAAGGTCAGCCAATTCGTCAATCATCAGGTCAGACGGCAGAGCGGCGCACAGGCGCACAAGTTGACGCTTGAAAACCCGAATATCGCGTGATCTGGGGCATCCTGCGTCGCCTATGGCCGTGCCATGACCTGACACAGCAGAATAGACGGCTTCGTCTATGTCTGATGCATCTGGGCGCATCAGGCGGCGCGCCGATCATCGAGCTCGCGATCATGCGCCGACCCCGACACCAGAGCGCTTAGTCGGCCCAGAAAACCGCGCGACCGTCGCGACGTTGCGTTGGGCGCTTTGGCCGGCGCGCCTGGCGCAGGTTGGCCTTGATCATTGGACGGGTCGGGCGCTTGGCGCGCGGGGTTCTTTGTGTCTTCAATCGCTTGGGCGACAGATGCATCTGTGGTGGCCAAGCCCAGCGAGGCCTTGAACTTGGCTTCCCGCGCCAACTGCGTAAGGTTGTCGCGCCAATCCTTGCCCTCTTCGGCCGCAATGTCTTCCAGCGTCTTAAACTGGGCTTCTTCGGCCGCCGCATTGCCGAGGATTTCCTTGACCATATCCAAATGGCCTTGGCCTGGGCCAATCCAGCGGGCGGCGGCGTAAGCGTCCGGCGCATCCATAAAGTCAGGCGCGCCGGCGGGAACCTTAAGATAACCGCGCGAAAAGGCTTCTTCCAACCAGGCGACGAAGAACGGGCGAATGACTTGCGCCTCGATCATCGACATCAGGACATCAGTATCGCGCAGGGCCATAAGCCAGCCGGCCCTAAGCGACGAATAATTGACCTGGCTTAAATCTCCGGTCAGTTCTTCGTACGTCACGCCCAGGCGCGCTGCGATGGGCCGCACAATGGCGCGAAAGAAGGGTTCAAACGG